TAGACACTCCAACTCCATCTTTCGGTACAACTACCGCAAATCTTGGTATTAATGGAACATACTTTACAATCCACGCTGACACGAACTATTTCTCTCCAAACGATGTATTGGAATTGAAAGATCGTAGAACAGTATTACAAATCATGGATGAGTATCCACTTGAATCAACTCCTGGAATATGGGACTACAAGGTAAAACTTGTTTCTAATCAAACAGGTTCTTTCTGTCCTTTATCTTTAGTTGATATTGGAGCAGAAATTGGATTCAACTACACTGCGTTTCCTGAACTTTCTGAGACAGGTTATGAAAAGAATACATTCCCGGAATGGCATACTAACTATATGACTATTCAGCGTATGCAATATTCTATTTCTGGATCTGCTCAAAACACTGTTCTTTGGGTTGAACACAATGGTCAAAAACTATGGTTCAAAACTCAAGAATTGGAAATGATGAGACGTTGGGCTTACGCTCGTGAGAACCAATTGTTATGGGGCCGTGCATCTATTGATGCAAATGAGAATGTTATGTTGAAAGATTTGAAAGGTCGTGAGATCGTTCAAGGTGACGGCTTAATCGCTCAAGGTGATGCTTCATTAAAATACCAATACAATACTTTAAATGTTCGCGTGTTAGAAAACATCATGCAGAACTTACAGTTGTTGTCAACAAATGACGGCTTAACTGAAGTATTTGTAATGGGTGGTCAAGCATTCATTTGGTCTTTCCAACGCTTAATGCGTGACGTGTTTAAATACAATCCATTGCCATTATTCGCATCTGAAGAAGATAAGAAAATGGGAGTTAAGGTTGCATTTAACGCTTACGAAATGGGTGGTGTTAAGTTAATCACAGCTTGGAATCAAGCATTTGATGCAGCATGGCGTCCTCGCGATACAGATATGTATGGCGTAAACAAAGAATCACATCGTGCAATTTTTGCATCTCTTGGTAACACTATTGGTGGTGATCCAAACATTGAATTAATTTCTCTTGGAGCTGGCGGTGATGACCGTAAGTTTGTGAAGAAAGTTATTTCAGGTATGGCTTCTCCAGGTGGAACAGGTCGTGCTGAAGTAGCAAGTAACTCAATGGACGGATATCAAGTTCAGATTTTATCTGAAACAGGTATCTGCTTGAAAAATCCATTTGGTGTTGCAGAACTTTACAAACCATAATTTGTAAATAAAATAAAAATTCATCTAAAGAAATAAGAAAATGACAGACAATATAAAAGAAACAAGAGTACGTTTGGTAGCTGCTAATAAGGACTACCAAACTGCACCTGTTTTTCTTGCACCAAAATTTACTGAAGGTTCAATGGAATTCGACATTAATGGCAAGAAATACAAGGGCAAAAAGATTACAGAAGGCGATGAAGCTATCGTAATAGTTGAAGGAATGGCGTTGCGTGTATCTGATGTAGATTCTTATAAGTTTTCACACTTACAAGAATTTGTTCTCGGAGACGAAGCAGATGAACTCCTTTTGGAAATAGCAAGGGGGAGTGGATTGGTTGCTAAAAACAAACAATCTATAAACCCGATTTTCCACCGATTCTATTTTGAGGATCGTGAAGATGATGCAAAAGATACTATCTCTAAAGCAGAACTTACATTCGATGCGATATCGCGTGTTAAGGGATTATCTGCTGAAGAAATGGAAGACTATTGCAGACTTCTTGGCGAGAATGTAACCAGATTAACAAAGGTTCAAATAGAAGGTAAGCTTATGAAGATAGCTTATGACAAGCCAAAAGACTTGATTGATGTGTTCGAAGATAAAAATCGTAAACAAAAGATGTTCTTACGTAAGCTTGTTGAGAGAGGGACCTTGCGTCTTTCTAATGGCAAGTACATGTACGGAACAGAACTTATTGGTGCGAATGAGGATTTTGCAATTCAGTATTTAAAAGATCCTAACAACAATGCAATGGTTACACAATGGAATCAAATGATGAAACGGAATACTGCTTCAGCTGAGGTTTCTGAAATAACCGAAGAAAAAAAAGTAACAACTGAAAAAAAAGGTAAATAATGATAATTACATCTGCAGATATGTATAATGCGTTCCTTCAATTCCTTAATAAGGAAAAGACAGGATCCGTGTATCCCGAAGAATTCGAGGTATTAATAAATGCTGCTCAGATGGAATTCATTAAGAACCGATATAGTAAAGTTGAGGAAACTCAGAAAAGAATTGATGATCTCCGTGAGATTGTTGTCTTAAATGAGATTATACCAAATACAGGGGCAAGTGTGGCGGGACAAGAAAGATTTGTCCTGCCATACAATCCTAGTGCATTTGTTATTACTCCTATGAATCCGAGTGGAACTAACCATGGTTATCTTTTTATGATGCGTGTAGGTTTGTATATAAAGTACATTGGAAACGATTGTTTCTCAGGTACAAGTGGAATGTTAAAGGTTAAGCCAATGACATCAGACAAACGCGAAGAAATAGCTAGAGATCCTTTTAACAAAGCAACGGATCAAAGACTTTATTATGAGATACGAGGAGATTATTTCGGTGTGTATACTGGTGGTCAATCTTATGCTTTACAAGCATCTATTGACTATTTAAGATACCCACGCGATATAAAAGTACTTGGAACTCCTGTTGATTGCGAACTTTCTTTACATGCCAGACAAGAAATTGTTGACATTGCAGTGCGTAAAAAACTTGAACAAATTGAATCACCAAGGTATCAGTCAAATTCTATTGAAATGAACAACACTATTGTGTAAAAAAAACAGTAAATTTGAACTAAATTATTAATCTTTAATACCTAAAAAAAATGTTAAGACGACAAACAGAGAAAGTTCTTTTGAACACTCTTACAGCAACCAGTGCAGTAGCATCTGGAACTCAATTATTCATCGAAGGATACGGTGGAATACTTGATAATACAAGCATGATTTTACAAGCAACAAGAAGTTGTACTACTCCATGTACTAAACAAGAAACAGATATTACAGTTGTAATACCTACATCTTGTGAGTGTCCTTACGAGTGGGGTTTAACCATTAAAACTTTTCCACGTCCTTTCTCATACGAAGTACAACAAACATTTGGAAAATCTATTTTTTATGGTTATTCAGATCCTGCAGGTGGAACGCCTACAGCAGCAGCTACAGCAACTGCTATTATTGCTAACATTAACGCAGATCCATTTAGTCCAGTAGTAGCATCATCAGGTGGTGCTGGAGTAATCACATTGGTTGAAAAAAATTGTGATTATATCAACGGAACAAATGGTTTTGGTGCTTATACTGATTCAGGAACTGTAACTCCGGTTACTGCTCACGTTGAAGAAGTATTGGGTGCAGGTCAAATGTCAAAATTGTTTCCAATCCTACCTGGTCAGTTTGGTGCGAACCCTACTCGTCCTGATGGAGGAACATATTGCAAAATGACTTTTGTTTTACGTGGCGATAGAAATATCCAAGACATCGACATGAGTAGTACATACGCTGCGTATGAACAAGATGTTGATATCTATGTAAACAACAGAGATGCGGATTGGCCTGCATTTCTTGCAACAGTTCAATCAATTTTCCCAACCATTTAATAAATGGGTTATTGGTATCTTATATCAATAATTTCGGGATTTTGTTTAGGCCTTAGAATGGTGACCGATGATTATAAAGTCGGTCACCCTTTAAGGGCTTATGCAGAACAAAAACTTCTATCGGGTAAACTGAGCAAATATATTGCAGATCCCCTTATTTTGTGTTGTGCTTGTATGGCATCTTTGTATGGAACAATAATTTATTGGACTATTCAATTTTATTTTGGATTTCATATTACTCCTGCAACATTTGGATTCTGGATATTGATTTGTTTTACCTGTTCATTTATTAATGGATTTGTATGGTCTTTATTTGAGATCATTAAGAAACTATAATCTTTTTTACAATGACTTTAGCAGAGATAGGTTTCAGTATTCGTAATCAAGCCAAAGGATACTTTTCATCAGACGATGAAAGGATTGATATTGAATTTGTTTATAAGATGGTTAAACAAGTCAGAAGTACGTTAATTAAAGAACGCTATAGAGAACTTGGTGCCATTGATGAATTAATGTATCAAAACATTTCTTGCTTAGAGATTCAATGTGAAGAAATTATTTGTAATTGTGTTCCTTCAGGGGAATATCAATATTGGATAGATCTTCCTATTCTTGAAGATATTTATGGAAACATAAAGTATTTAGGAACGGCAGATATGAGAACCAAATTTACCGAAAAGACATTTAATGGTTTTCAGTACATTACCTCAAGTCCTTATACAGGAATGAGTCCTGTTTTCACAAGGGTTCAAAACAAAGCTTATTTAAAGAACTTACCTACACCGGACATGAAGTTTATTACTCTTGTTGGTTTATTAGCTGATCCATTAAATGGAGGATGCTATTTACTTGATGAGAATAACGATTTCCCTTTGTCTCAGAATATGATTCAACAATTAGAACTAATTTGTCTTAAACAACTTATGTCTACATTACAACAGCAACCAGATACAAAGAATAATGCATCTAATGT